TCTTGGGCAGTTACTGAAGATGATATGGGAGCAGGGCAAGGCGAACCAGGAAGCACTACTTCTAAAATACAAGATGTTGAAAGTTTAATTACACCTGGAGAATAATGAATGAGTTAAAAGAAATAAATGACCAGCTAAAGGCTTTGTCAATAAATGTGGAAATGATTAGCCAGGCTATCACAGGTTCAAAGTTAAATAGAAACGGAATCCTTCAGAGATTAGAAACAATCGAAGGTGCTTTAGAAGAAACGGAAACAAGAGTTCAAGAGGTTCGAGATTATAACACTGGTATTAATTGGGCAATAAGAATAGGTGCTTTTATACTTACTATAACAGGTATAACTTTTATTAAGGACTTTTTATGGCACAAATAAGCGAAGAAGGATTAAAGCTATTAGTTGAGTTTGAAGGCTTAAAATTAGATGCTTATCAGTGTACTGCTGGAGTTTGGACTATTGGAATTGGTTCTACTAAATACGATAATGGTCAGCCTGTAAAGAAAGGTGATAAAATAACTGAAGAGGAGGCTTATAAGCTATTCTTAGACACTTCCGATACTTACGCTAATTGTATTAAGAGATATGTTATTAGACCGCTTAAACAGAACGAATTTGATGCTTTATTCTGTCTTTGTTATAATATTGGTTGTGGAGCGTTTGCAAAGTCTTCTTTAGTAAAGTTTATTAACGGCGGACAAACTATTGAGAAAATAAAGATAGGCTTTATGATGTGGATTAAAGCAGGTGGTGTAGTGAGTAAAGGATTAATGAGAAGAAGATTAAGGGAGTTTAACTTATATGCGAAGATTAAATAACACACTTTCAACTGTATTTGGAGCAATTGTAGCTATTGCGAATGCTTGGGTAACTATTGACTGGGATAATTTTATTTGGTCTATAAATACTTGTATTAAGCTATTCCTATCAGCTTTAATAGCTTTAGGTGGTTATATGACTACTATAAATCGTAAGCCTTTGAATAAAAGATAATTGCATTTGCTAAAATAATTAGTAATTTCGACAAAAAAACTAATATGTACAGACCAAGACTATCCGAAACTGAATATAACCAATATCAGTTAAAGAAATTAACCGATAAAAGAACTTATAAGTTATTCGTATTTTCTGACCCTCACGGTTGGTTAGCTGACCTTAAATGTTTACGAGTTATTAATAATGTTTTACAACACAATAAGTTTGATGAAGTTTGTATCAACGGAGATATAGTAGACTTACCTTTTGTTTCTAAACATACCAATAAACTTTTTATGGAAGGTATTTTAAACGGCTACAACGAAGTAGAAGAGTTTAAATATACCGAAGAACAAATCTTAAAACCTTTAAGACTTTCAACGGATGCAAAGATTACTATTAGAACTGGCAATCACGATGAGCGAGTTACAAAGCCTTTCTTATTATCTAAAGGTCAATTAGCACGATTAGCTATTCTTTATAAACACTTTGAAAGTACCAAGTTTGAAGAAATGCTGCACCTGGCGGAGAACGATATGGTTTACGACCCTACTGATGTATTTAATTACTTTGATATTTTTGATATTACTCACGGATTAAGTTTAACAAAGAATGCCAGTGAGAAGAATATTATTGAGTATTGGGGAAGTGGATGTACAGGTCATTCACACAGATTAGGAATGCGATACATTCGTAATAGGCATAACATAAATGCTTGGTTTGAGGTGGGATGTACCAGGTTAATGGAAGCAGTCGAGTATCTACCAACAGGTAAAATTGCGGATTGGTGTCAAGGCTTCCTGGAAGTAACTTTTAAAATAGATGGCGATAAGGTTTTATTCTTTGCTCAGCCACACGCTATAATAGATTACAAATGTGTTTATAACGGTGTTTTATATGGAGAATAAAGAAGAAGAAGTTTTTGATATGACTGATGGCGAGATTTTAGAAGAACTAAAATTCTTTGTCTATTTTCTTTTTGAATTAGAAGAGAAATCACTACTTTTATTCCCGAGTTATAAGACCTTAACACAAGCAAGGTTAATTAAAATGATAGACACACGATTAGACTTTTTAGATTATGAACAAGACCAAGAGGGAGATGTTAGTTGAAAAATTAAAAGAATTATATAACCAAATAGAAATAGTAAGAAGAGAATTAATAACCGAAACAAATAAAGAAAAACTAAAAGAAAAACAAAATGAAAAGTATCGAAGAAATTAACCATTTAGAGAATTGCGAATGTACAGAAGTATGTACTAATTGCACAATTAAATATCAATTTAAACCTATTGAATTATCTGGGTCTGATATAGCTGATATAGTTACAAAACCAAAATACTACAAAGTAGAAATTAAAGGTGTTCCTGTGGATGTGATTGATATTGCAAACGCCTACAATTTATCTTTTATGAAAGGTAACGCTATTAAGTATATTTTAAGAGCAGGTAAGAAGGATGCTTTAGTTCAGGACTTAAAAAAAGCTATCGAATGCCTACAAAGAGATATTGATTATGAAAGCGGTAAGTAGGAATATTACTTTATTTTGGTTAAATTTGCGAAAGGAACTTAATGTTAGTTTAGATTATGGCAAAGAAATCAAAAGAAATAAGCGAAGACTTAAATATAGAAGTAATACAAGAAATAGAGCAGGTAAACCCTTTGACTATATCCGAGTGTTGCAAGGCTGAATACATATCTTCAGGAAGTAAAGTATATTGCTCAAAATGCAAGGCTGATTGCAGATTAGAAAGACAAAAGAAACTAATTAAACTATGGAGTCCAAAAGCGTAATAATCCTATTGGTAGTAATTTTACTATCATCTTCTTGCAAGTCTAAAAAGCTAATAGAAACTACAAAGGTGGATTCCGTTATAACTATTGTTCAAAAAGTAGAATTAGCTACCGATTCCAGCGATATTGAAACTACCGAAGAGATAGCTTATGTTTTTGATACATTAGTAAACCATCAAGTTACACCTTTAGAAGCTATTAGAGGCGATTACAAGTACAAACTAAAGGCAATCCATATAAAGAGGCACATTAAGGAAAGAAAACGCTTACAGAGCCTTAAAATCGATAAGAAAGAAAACAAGGCTATAAAGGTGGATAAAACTACTATTCAAGAAGAAAAGCCAAAAAATAACACTACTTTATTCTTAATATTAAGTATTGCTATCGCAGTTTACCTTATCCTAAAAAAACTTTAAAATTATTCTCTTTGATTATCAGCGAGTTATGATTTATTTATGGCTTTTTGTAAAAAATGTTTTGGATATTAAATCTTAATTAAGATATTTGAATACCGAAACAAACCAATCGGTCTAAAATTATGAAAACTTTAACAACAAAAACAAGAGAAGAATTACAATTTGCAATTACAACAAATAATGCATTATGTACATCAGTACAATCTATTGAAAGATTAAAAGAATTTCATTTTTCTATTTACAATAAATATTTTTCAGACAAAACTGAAGGTTATGTTTATAACAAAATGAATATTAATGGTACTTGGGCTTGGAGATGGTTTGCTGATGGTAAAGAAGCAATTGATTATATGAACGGTAAAACAATATCTCAAATAAAATTAAATAGATAATTAAAACCAAAAGGGGTGCAGCATCCTACACTGCATATAAACTATGTTAAATTTCCAACAAGAACCATCATTTGAGCAAGGCTTAAAAGATGCAATCAACAAGCTAACTAATCAGTTACCTGGTGTACAGAAAGACCCTTACAAGTCAAGACAAGTACACGCACGAATCCAAGTATTTAAAAGAGCCTTACAATTATTAGATGATTTACCAAAAACAACAAGCACTACAAATTAAGTCGCTAGGCATAGGGGAGACTATGCAAGTAGACAAACGAGAAGGCAACCGAATCCGAGCCTTACTATCGTATTACAAAACTTATAACGGCAAGGCTTACTCTTGCAAAGAATTAACCAAAAATTGTTTAACCATAACCCGAAAAAAATGAAGAAGCTTAAAAATCCAATTATCCAAGATATTAACATAGTTGAAATAGACTATCAAAACACCTATTACACCGAATACACCGATGGTTTTATTATTTACCACCATAGATTCAAACAAGCAGACCTACGCTTTTGGGTATTAGAAAACTACGATATTTCAAGAGGTCAAGTAAAAATAGAATTAGACCCTACAAGTATGGAGCAGGCAGAGAACCCTATTTACTTTACACAGGATGTAGAGGAGTTTATTAATGAGAATTACGAAGAATTGATTTTAGCAATCTTAAAGCAACCAGTTTTGGCTTGTCAATCTACTTTAGGTAGTGCTATTTATAACATTTGTAGACCACGATAATGGATTTCTTTGAAATATATTTTGGTAGTTCTTTAGAAGAAATGCTGGAAGAAATAGATACCTGGTACACTATAACTGAAGTAAAATGAGCATTATAACCGTACACAAATTTATTAATAATCCACCGAAGGAAAGTAAGTTGGATAAGTTAAAAAGGCTTTATAGACAAACTTTAGAAGATAGAAATTACTGCAAATCAGTCCAGGCAATGTATCTTATAAATAAAGTTAAAGAAGCTGAAATACAAAGCGTTACAAACGATTACGAGCATCACATTTCGAAGCAAATAATTAAAAATAATTACTTAAATTTAATAAAATAAATTGTATCTTTAAAAACCAAAAAACAAAACTATGTCACTATTAAAAATTCAATCAGAATTAAAAGCACCAAAGAATCAATTCAATTCATTTGGTAAGTACAAGTATCGTTCTACGGAAGATATATTGGAAGCAGTCAAACCTTTATTACTTAAGTACGGATGTACTATGATAATATCGGATAGAATTAAAGAAATAGCTGGACTTATTTTCTGCGAATCTTACATTCATTTTTATGATAAAGATAGTAGCTTTATTGAAGTTTGTGCTTCTGCTGGTATAGACCCAAACCGCAAGGGTATGGATATTAGCCAGTCTTTCGGAAGTTCAAGTTCTTATGCACGAAAATATGCACTACAGGGTTTATTTCTATTGGACGATACTAAAGATGCTGATGCAACAAATATGCACGATGCAGTTAAAATGGTTGAAGAAAAACTAAAGCCAACTTTAAAAGTAGGTACTGAATTGTTTGACAAATGCAGAGCAGGCTACCTAAAGGATTCAAAGAACCTAAAAGCTATTCAAGAGAGATATACAATGAATGATGAAACTTTTGAAGCACTAACTGCAAAATGAAATACTTTAAAGCAAGACCGAGTTCATTAGGGAAAATAATGAGCAAGTCAAAGAAGCCAGGCGAATTATCGCAAACTTGCATAACCTATCTTAAAGAATGCTATGCTGAAGACAAAGAAGAATTATCTTCTAAGTATTTAACAAAAGGTATCTTATTAGAAAACGAAGCTATTGAGTTTGCTTCTAAAGTTTTATACGGTGGTATTAAAGCCTATAAAAACGAAGATATTTACGCAAATGAATGGTTAGTAGGAACTCCTGATGTTATTCTTGAAAACTCTATTATTGACACCAAGTGTTCTTGGAATAGAAAAACATTATTAGATTCAGCTTTAGAGTTAAATACGGATTACGAATGGCAGTTGCGAGGTTATATGATGCTTTGTAATAAAGAGTTTGCTACATTGTTTTATTATTTAGGCGACACTCCAGCAGCAGCTAATTACGGAACAAAAGTAAGCTATTCACATTTAGAAGACTTTGAACGCTGGGTAAGCTACGAGTTTAAACGAGATTTATCTATTGAGCAAGATATTATCGAAAGAGTTGAACTTTGTAGAGCCTGGCTTCAAAAATACGATGCCGAGATACAGGCAAGAATTGGAACAAGAATTATAACCCTTTAAAAAAATACAAAATGGCAACAATTATCAACGCATCTAT